AACCTTTAGAATGGAATATGCCTCAAAATAATGAATATAATGAATATGGTAAACATAGTAGTCATGAAGGAGTTTTATTATTGGGCGATTGGCATTATTCGTTGGAAATAGACAATTATTGGAATAACTATAATATAGATAAATGTTTAAAAAGAATTCAATCGCTAGTGTTAAAGGTTATTGAATATGGTCATTTTCATAAAATTGACAAATTACATGTTATAAATTTGGGTGATTTAATTTCAGGGATAATCCATGTTAGCACTAGAATTGCTAATACTGAAGATGTAATTACACAAACACAGGAGGTTGCAGAAATATTAGCTGAAATGCTTAGTAAGTTTGCTAGTGAATTTAAAGAAGTATATTATTATGATGTTTTGGACAATCATAGCAGAGTAACTCCTGATAAAAAAGAAGTTATAGATAAAGAAATTTTTGCTAGATTTATTCCTTGGTATCTTAAAACTAGAATTGTAAACATACCGAATATAAAAATTATGGATAACCAAATTGATGATGAAATAGTAGTAACTGAAATTTGTAATAATATTGTTTTTGCTGTACATGGGCATAGAGATAATACTTCACAAATTATAAAAAATCTTACTTTGATGTGTAAAAAATTTCCTAAATATATCTTTACCGCTCATGGGCATCATTTAGAAAGTAATGAAGAACATTGTATTGAATATATTATGAACAGAAGTTTAATGGGTACTGATGATTATGCCAAATCATTAAGGAGAACTAGCAAATCGGGGCAATTATTTATAATTTTTGATAAAAATGGTAAAAAATGTATTTATGATATTGTTTTTGACTAAAGTGGTTAATCAATTAATGGTGTTTTGAACTGTTTTTTTTGTTGTGTGATTAGCTGATATTTTATTTTCCCTTTAAAGAAGGGAAAAATTTTTTAATGTAATGGGGGAGTAGCTTAATTAATAAAGTAGCGGTCTCCAAAACCGTTGGTTGCAGGTTTAAGCCCTGCCTCCCCTGCCATTTTTGAGAAGTAAAGGATGGTGAGGTGATGTCAGAAAAACGAAAAAAATGTAAATTGTGTAATAAAACAAAAAGAATATCTGAATTTTATATAAATTACCATAATAAAGATAAAAGAGATGATATATGCAAAAGTTGTTTAAAAAAGGAATTTGAAAAATTTGATGATGTCAAAGAAGGTATTATACATATTTGTAAATTGGTAGATGTACCATTTTTGGAAGAAATATATGATAAATCTATGGAAAATGCTTTAAATAATGACAAAAATGTAGAAATAGTTTATAGGGAAAATAAAGAAGGAGATAAAAAATTTGTTAAAATTATTCCTCCTGGCACTGCCATAGGGGGTTTATTGCCGACTTATTTAAAAAATATTAAATTACCTCAATACCGGGGTTTGCATTTTGGAGATGAATATATTCCTAAAGATGATTTACCAGTACAGCCTGAAAAACCTAAAAAATCAGATAAGAAATCAATAATTGAAGATATTGAGAATAATGATTTAATTATTAATCCTACTGATAAGGATAAAGAGATAGAAGAAGATTGTATAAGGCTGTTGGATTATGACCCATTCAGAGAAGCAAGTAAATCTGATAGGGTCTTTTTGTTTAATGAGCTTATTAATTATTTGGATGAAGATACGCTTAATGATGGGTTTAAATTATCTATTGTATTGGAAATAGTGCAAAGCTTAAATCAGTTAAGAAAAATAAATATTGCTATCAATAGGATTACAGGAGACCCCAGGATTTTATCAAAAGAATCGGGGACTTTGAAGCAATTAGTTAGTATGAAAAAGGATTTAATAGAATCAATTAATAAATTTGCTAAAGACAATGGAATTTCAGTAAATAATCGAGGAACTAATAAAACTCAAGGTAAGGGTACATTAACGCAACTTCTTAAGGAATTAAAAGAGAAAGGTATAGAAGAAGCTAAGGAAGATTTGTTTGATGTAAAAACCTGTGAAGCCATGAAACAGATTTTAGATATAAGTAATCAGAGTATTTTAAATCAAATCAATTGGGATGAAACAGATGATAAATCTATAATATACCAGCAAAGGGAATTAATAAAGGAATTAGAGGAGAAGGTAACACATTTAGAAGAAGAACTCCGCCTTGCTTATATTAAATTGAGTGAGGTGGGAGCTATTGATTAAATCCGCTAAAATGTCTACAAGACAATATAAAAGTGCTGTATTTGTTGCTCAAAGGATAAGGGAATGGAGACGCAATCCCGTTAAAGCTTGTGAAGATTTGCTTGGCGTAGTTCTTATGGATTATCAGAAAGCAATGATAATGGAAAGTTGGACTGCTGAACACATAATATGGTGCTGTTCACGTAATGCAGGTAAATCTTTTCTTGTAGCCATATTTGCTATTTTAAAAGCATTACTTTTTGAAAATCAGAGAATTTATATAGTTGCTAATACAGGAACTCAAGCCCAAGAAACTTTTATGAAAATTGAGGATTTGGCTAAGGGTAAAATAGATTCTGTCAAAACTGATAAAAAAATACTTATAAATGAAACTGTAAAGAGTGTTGCTAATAGAGATGGTTTTACTCATGATAAATCACAATATAAAGTAGAGTTTTATAATGGTAGTGCTATATATGCACTTCCTAATAATCCTGAAGGTATAAGGGGTAAACGTGCTACTTTATTAATTATAGATGAATATGGTTTTGCAGATGAAAAATTAAAACAGGCTGTTAGACCTTTTTTATCACAGGAAAGGGATTTTGCTTTAGGAGAAGGATATGATGCTAGATTAGAAAAGAAAAAGTTTCCTACTCAAGTTATTATGGCTTCTTCGGCATCTGATGAATCTAGTGAGTATTATCAAAAATACAAGAACTATTCTTTAAGGATGTTTATGGGTGATAGCAGATATGTTGTATTTGATATAAATTGTGAAGTTCCCTTAAAACCAACTGTAAATGGTAAACCTGTGCTTCCTTTGATTAAAAAATCTGAAATTGATGATATGATGCGTCAAAATAAAGAAAAAGCCTTAAGAGAATATTATAATATATTTATTAAAGAATCTGAACAGCAGGCAATTTCAAGAAAAGTATTTACTAGAAATAGTGATATGGAACTACCGGAGTTATATGGTAATGGAGTAGACAAGTATATATTATCATTTGACCCTGCTCGAACTAAGGATAACAGTATTATAATGGTAATGAAAATATGTGAAGAGGATAATGATATTTATGGCAGAGTTGTAAATACGTTAAATTTAATTGATATGGGTAAAAAAAAGAAAATACCTATGAGTTTTACAGACCAGGTTAAATATATAAGAAAATTAATTGAAGATTATAAAAATGTTATTGCTTTTTATATAGATGGTGGAGAAGGTGGGGGAGGTAAATTATATGCAGACCAGCTTTTAGAAGACTGGGTAGATAATAAGGGTCAATTATATAGAGGCATTATTGATTTAACTAATCCTTTATATAAAGATTTAAAAAGTAGATATCCTAATGCTAGAAATATTATGCGTGTTATTGACCCACGTAAATCAAAAAATGAAATGATGGATGAGTTTATAAATTTACTTGATATGGACAAGATAAAATTTCTAAAAGAATACACGGGAGCAGGTGTGGTTTATATAGAAGATGAAGGCAATACAGTAAAAACTAGACAGCTTACTTTAGAAGAAGAGATTTCTCTTATAAATTCAGATATTATGAAAATAGAATGTACTAGTATTTATAAATATGAAACTCAAAGTGGGGGAGTTAAGTATGACTTGCCCCCTGATAAAAAAAATACAATGAATGATGATAGATTTTATGCAATGTTAATGTTGGCACATGGTTTACATGAATACAGGCGGGAAAGGTTAATTAAACCAAAATGTAAGGATGTAAATCCGTTAAAATATGCATTATTTAATTAGAAAGGGGGTTAAAGATGGAAAATACTAAAATATCTGAAGAGCAAATAAAGCGGGAATTTTTGAATCTTTATAAAGCATTTAAAAAGATGAAATTGGAAGACGTTGAATCCCCCCGGGTATTTTTTGATGTAAGCAAACTTGCTCAAGATACTATTCTTAGAGATTTTAATAGTAATTCTAGAAAATATACTAAAGAGCAGATAAGGAGATTTCTAGCTTCTCCCGAAAATTATGAAAGAGAATTAAGAGAAGTAAGTAATTACCTGTATCATATCAGCCAAGAATATAAGAATTTGATTAATTTTCTTTCTAAGATGCTTACTCATGACTATATATTAATACCTGATGCAAATTTTATTGACAAATTAGATGATAAGTTAATTAAGAATTTTTATAAGACTTTAAATTTCCTCGAAAATTATAATATTAAAGCTAAACTATCTGCTATTGAACCTATTTTGTTACGTGAAGATTTATATTTTGCTTATGAAAGGACAGATGGAACTAATTTTTTATGGCAGCAATTGCCTACAAATTATTGTAGAATTGCTGGATTGGACGCATTTGATACATATATTATAGAATTTGATTTTTCATATTTTAATAAATCAAATGTAAACATAGATAATTATGATGATGAATTTAAAAATTTATACAATTATTACAAGAGTGATTATAGAAAATATAGATGGCAGAAATTAAATCCTGAAAAAACGATTTGTTTTAAACTTGATAGAAGTGTTCCCTACTGTTTACCTTTGTTTTCAGGAATTTTTGATGAGGTATTGGGATTAGAAAATACTAAAGATTTACAAGAGACTAATAATAAGGCTAATAACTATAAAATACTTCATCAAAAAGTTCCAATGAAAACTGATAATGATGCTGAACCGAATGAATTTTTGATTGATGGAGATAACGCTAGAGCATTTCATAATATTTTAAAATCTGTTGTACCTGATGGTATAGGGGTTGCTACTACTCCTATGGATATTAATGCGATTACACTTAAAAATAATCAATATGAAGAAGATATAGTTAGTAAGGTAGAAAGAAATTTATTTACTAGTGCTGGAATAAGTCAGTTAATTTTTAGTGATGAAAATAACGGTAAAATAGGTCTTGATCGTTCAATAGAATTTGGTAGTTCGATTATGTTTAGTCTTTTAAGACAATATGAGCTGTGGTTTAAAAAGAGACTTAGAATATTTGGTAATAAGATATATAATTGGAAACTCGCCTTCCCTAATATAACTATATACAATCAAAAACAAATGTTCGATAGATTATTAAAAGCTGGTGAATTTGGTTATTCTAAATTCTTTATTGGTGCTTCTCTAGGTATTTCGCAAGCTGAATTAATTGAAATTATGAATTTAGAAAATAAACAATTAGAATTGTTAGATAATTTAATACCTTTGATTTCTGCTCATACTCAATCAAATAATCCTGGGAGACCTTTAAAAGATGATGATTTATCAGATAAGGGGATAGAGCAGAGAAACAGAGAAGACAATAATAATAAAAGTTAAATTTTATTAAGGAGGTGAAAGTAAGTTTGAAAGATAAAAATTTACAAACTATTCCTGTAATGTTTGAGAAGATAAGTGATATAGATGAGAGATTTATGAATGTCAAGATTTATTTGATGCATGTAGGATTGAATTTAAATAATTCCTATTTTGAAAAATCAGTTGTTGAAAAGGCCATACCCACTTTGAGTAATACTCCTATACTTGGATATATAAGAATTACCGAAGATAATGAAAAGGATTTTGAAGGGCATAAGCATATTTTAGTGGTTGAAAATGGAGAATTTAGATTAAAATATGCAGGGTGTGCCTATGGAGTTATTCCTGAATCTTGTAATCCTAGATGGGAAATAAAATTATGTGATGATGGAATAGAAAGGGAATTTTTAGTATGTGATGGTATTGTTTGGAAGAAGTTTGATGATGCAATAGATATTTTTAATAGGGATAGTATTAAACAGCAATCTATGGAACTTGCAGATGATTTTGATGGATACATGCATGAGGATGGATATTTTGTATTTACTAGATTCTCATTTTTTGGTGCATGTATATTGGGTGACGATAGGCAACCTGCAATGGTTAATGCAAGTATAGAGAAAATCTTTTCTTTTGATGATATTAAAAGGGAGATTCAGAAGGAAATGGAATTATTAAAAATTAGTATGGGGAAAGAGTTTTTAAAGAAGGAAGATTGGGGGTCTGGTTCTGAAATAAAAATAGATTTATCTAAAGAAGCTGCTGATTTTAATACTCCTTGGGGGTCAGTTGATAAAACAGTTTTAAGGAATAAATTACTTAAGGCTAAAAATTATAAAACTCTTGTCAAAAAATGTTATTTAATGGTTAAAGATGGATGGGAGGATGCTCCAAGTCAGAAGCTAAAATATCCTGTTTGTATGATTAAGAAGAATACTTTAGTATTATCTGCTAAAGGATGTCAGTCAGCACTTTCTTTTTTAGAAAGAAATAAAGATGACCCAGATTATGAATCTGCTAAGAGGAAATTAAAAAAATATTATAAAACACTTGAACTAGATACATCAAATTTTGAAGAAGGAGGGATGTTTCAGGTGAAAGACGAAGATAAAATAGTATTTGTATTTGAATTATCTCATGATGACATACGGGCAGAATTGTATGAGATTCTCAACCCAATTAACGAAGAAACGGAAGAAAGAGAATATAATTATTTTGTTCTAGAAGTATTTGATGATTATTGTATAGTAGAAGATGCAAAGGATTGGGGTAATTATTACAAAATATTCTATTTTGTAGATGAAGACGACAAAATTACATTGGGTGATAAGCAAAAAATAATTCCCATGTGGTTAACACCTGAAGAAGTAAAACAGATAGAGGAAATGAGAAATAATTATGAAAAAGTTAAGAGTGAATTTAGTAGATTGCAATCTAGTTATGAAACTGTAAAACAAGAGAGAGATGAGCTATTGGAGTTCAAGAAAAACATAGAACAAGAACAGAGAAGAATTGCTGAAGAAGAGTTATTTACAAAATTTGCAGAGAAATTAGATGAGGCTGAAATTAATAGTATAAAAGAAACAGCAGGAGATTTCACTTTAGAAGAATTAGAGGAAAAACTTTATTCTTTGGTAGGAAAAAAGATGATTAAATTTAGTAATGATAGTAAAAAGAAGACTAAAATAAATATTCAATTTGAAAAGGGTGATAATAAAAAAATTGAAAAACCTTATGCAGATATAATTCGCAAATATTCTAAAGTAAAAAATAAATAATTAAAAGGAGGAGATTTTAAATGGCTAACGCCAAAACAATAGTTAACCTTGATAAAATTCAGGCTTGTTATGCAGGTAATATAGTGTCAATTAAGTATGATGCTGGTGCTTTAGAAAATGGTAGAGTTGTTGTATTAAATGGGTTGGCAGATGGAGAAAGAGAGGTTTATAATGTAACAACTCCTACTGATGTTACTACTCAAGAAGTATTGTTACATGCTACTCCGGAAGTACTTTATGAAGCAGGTAAAACTATTGGAGATTTTGAATTGGCTGCTGGTAAAATTGGTAGGGCTTTTCATTTTACTGTAGGTGATGTTTTTACTATAACTAATGATGGGATAGACGGTACTCCTGTTGTAGATCAGTATTTAATACCTCAAAATGGTAGTTTTAAATTTGCTGTTGCTGCTGATTTGACTGGAGGTACTAGATTTGCTGCTGAGATAATAGAGCTTACTACTTTAGGTTATGACAATAATAGTGCTACTGTTGTTAGGGTTGTTAAAGTTTAACATTAAACTATAAAACAAATAATTAAAGGGGGAATATTAAAGTGAAAGAATTATCTCAATTAGCTATAGATATTTATCTTAATAAAACAGGCGATTTTTCTAGAGAGGAAGCAGAAGAATCGTTAAGACAGGCTTTGATAGATTTATGTGGTACTGATAAACCTGATTATAAGACAATGCGTAGGTTTAAACCAGAAGTATTTGAAATATTAGAGGAAGCGTTGGATGTACTAGTAAGTAGAAATATTGAAGAAGAATTTGGTAAATTTGCAGAATATAGGAATCTTAGTTGGGGAGATTCTAAGAGATTTGTATTGAAGAACCCCAATTTGTTTAAGGTAGCAGTAGTGTCTCATGGTAGTGGTAATTTAAGGAGACAAAGATTAGAAGATGGTAGTATAGAAGTAGATACTTATATGCGTGGTATAAAAATTTATGAAGAGTTGTACCGCTTTCTTGCAGGAAGAATAGATTGGGTTGAACTAGTAAATAGGGTTTCTCAAAGCTATAATAATGAGATTTATACTTCAGTTTATAAAGCGATTTATGATAGTTATAATAATCTTTCTGCTACCTATGGAGTAACTGGTACCTATGATGCTACTACTCTTGGCAATTTAATACAACATGTAGAGGCGTCTAATGGAGTACGTGCAGTTATTTATGGTGCCAAAAATGCTCTTGGTAAAGTAACTGATGCTGTAGTTTCTGATACGAGAAAAGAAGTCTTTAATATGCAGGGTTATTATGGAGTATTTAGAGGTACTGAAATGCAGGAAATTAAGCAGGCACATATTCCTGGAACTGATACTTTTGCAATTAATGATAGTTTCTTAATTATTATTCCTCAAGGTGATGAAAAAATAGTTAAAATAGTTGATGAAGGAGATTCTATTATAAGAGAACGTCTTGATGGGGCAAATATGGATTATTCAATAGAGTATGAGTTCTTAAAGAGTTCTGGAATAGCTGTGGTTACTGCTGCTAAATTTGGGATTTATAGACTTAGTTAATAAAAGGTTTTATATAAAAATACACTAGGGCGGGAACCGTCCGAAAGTGAGGCTCGTGGAGGTAGTAGGTTACGAGGCTGATGAAGCGAGAATCTCCCACTTCTATAAGTGGGAGAGGTTCAAAAATTGTTGTCAGAGATACCCCTGATTTCGGTCAGGGGTTCCTATTAATTTTTAATGAATGAAAGGAGTTATTAGTTTTATGGCTAATACTAAAAAGCTTAAAAAAGATGATTTAATTGACATTATGAATAATACTGTAGGGACATTAGTGTACGTGAATCCAAGAACTCAAGAAACATGGA